CCATTAGGCAATGTAACTAACTCCATATCGCCTGTACGGTTGTTAAATCGTGCCAATCCGTTCTCTAATGGGATAGGGGTGTAGTAAGGGTCAACCGCTTTAGCCATCGCCTCTGGATATGCTATTTTCATCGCTGCCTGTGGGTTTAGGCGTGATAATCCCTTGTACTGTGGGAACTTGGTATCGAACTCGTTATGCGCCGTTTCCTGTTGGTCGTATTGTGTCTTTTTCTGGTCAAATTCAGCCTGTTTCATGCCGTATTCTTGGTTGAATTGCTTATCGCGCAATTCCATCAGCTTTTGCTGTCTTAACGCTTCCTGCTGTTTTTGCAGGTTACTCAATCCCATCAATCCACCCTTGCCAATCGCAGCACCGAATGAGCCGTAATTACCCTGATTATTGGCTAAGATACCAAGACCTAGCTGCAATGCAGGGTTATTCAGCATTCCATTTACTGATGAAGGCATACCGCCTGTACCGTCAGGAATACCATAACTTTCACCTGGCATTAATCCATTTAATAAACCCATGTTATTTCCCCATCCATGAACGATTGCCGAACCCTGTAAAATTCAAGCCTTGACCAGTAGTCGGGATAGCACTAGGCAGGTTAAACTGTGGCACTGAACTGTTCTGCGGTGTACCGCCAGCATCACCTGCCACTACAGACTTGGGTGAATAGCCTAGCAAGCCACCATACAGCGCATTAGAAGCGTTCTGCGTCATGCGGTTTACATAAGGCTGTAGCGTGCCTGATTGTGTACCACTCATCGCTGTGCCGAATGGGTTTTGATACATCGAGCCGTTATAGCTATAAGCTGGCAGGTTATTAGTAGTATTTTTATTCGTGCTATCTGGCGTGTTAATAGGCGTACCTAGAAAGCCATATTGCGGCAGAAAGTTGCCTGCGTAAAGTTGCCCGTTATAGTATTGAACGCCTTGAGGCTGTGATGCGTAAGTTTGTGCCATATCTATTCCTAACCTAATAAACTGTAATTAACCATCTTGTATCCGCTTGGGTGCTCATGCACCGCCTCTGGGATAACCTGTTCAACCTCTTGCGCCAATACACCGCGTTCAGGCTTGCCGAATTTCTCATAGTCATATACACCTAAACCGCTAGGAAGTTCACCTACTTTGGTGATGTTTGATTTCAGGCGGGCATCAGAGAATAAAAGGCCAGTAGCGGCGCCAGCTAGACCACCATAGATAGGATTAGCTGCCATAGTTGCACCAAATATCCCATTACTAGCTAACCCATAACCTGCTAGCCCCATACCTAAACCGTTTGCTAAAGGATTTGACTGATTAGGATTAGGTGCGGTTGTCGTTGTAGTACCGCCTACGCCCTGACCTGCCCTGACTACATCGCCATAGCGTGATAACTGGTCATAAGGGAACTGGGCAGCACCGTTAAATGCCGTTGATGAATTGCCAAGGTATTGATTAGCCAAGCCCTGACGTTGAGCGCCGATGCTTTGCAGATAGTTAGCATCTTGATAGTCAGCACCAGCCAATGTCGGAGCCATGTTCGCAGCCTGTAGCTGGTTATTGCGCTCGTTAGAATAGTTCTGTCCATAGATAGCGTTAGCCTGCTCGCCAAGTCCGCGCTGTAGTGTTTCCTGATGTGCGGTAGAACCGAAGTTGTTATTGTTGAACTGTGAATTAACCCGTGACTGCACATCGCCTAAAGCACGGTCTACAGTGCCTTGCAGGTATGGATTAGAATTAGGATTGAGATAATCTCCGTTTAACGTATTGGTGATATTGTTATTTGCGCTGTTAAGTGTAGGGCTGCCAGCAATCGCACGTTGTGTGCCAAGATTCATGCCCATTTCCTGCTCTGGTGAGAATCCTGCAACCGTATCGCCGTTGTAGAACTGGTAAGGGTTCTTAGTGACGTTTTGGCCTAGAGCCAGATAATCCTTGATATAAGGCTGTACACCTTCCCACGGGTCTGCTTTCTGTACGGTAGTAGAGTTAGAGCCACCGCCGCCACCCTTGCCACCGCCGCCACCATAAAATGTGAATCCTTCAACAAGGTTATTAACCCATTTGTGCAAACTAATCATTTGTTACCTTTCAGCGCCATCACGGCGTTAGAATTTTTAAACTGGCAGCTCGTAAAACATAAAACGTGACTTGAAACCGTCATTCTTAAATACTCGTTCCCATCCCCTGCGCCCATAACTCTCAATTGAATTACAGCCTCTATCACGCGCGAATTGTTGCAGTAATGCCAACATATCGGCCTTCCATGATTTAAGGTCTATGCCCCCTGTAAAGTGCATAACAAGGGTATTCATGCGAGGATAAGTCACTATTTCTGTAATGACTGCGCCCTTGATAGTGTCATCGAACGCAATCCATAACTGCTGCTTGCCTTCATACAGTCCTGCTTTAATATCATCGGCTTCAAATCTGCCAAAAGTGTATTTGGCTGCACCTTCCATGTACTCATGTATATCAGGCCATACCAGATCATAGTGTTCTGGCAATACGAGAGATACCTGCATTTATATGATGTACCAAGCACCGCTATAAGCGCATATCTCAATTTTTGCGTACTGTGCAGCCAATACGTTAGTAGCTGCGCCATTAATCGTTTCTGCTGCGTTACCGTCAACTGTCACGGTATTTGCACTAGCATCTGTCTTGATGATTACTAATCGTTTCTGTGTCATTTCCAGAGCAGGCTTTAACGTAACTGTGATATTGCCTGCTGTTGCATCTGCCAGAATCACGCCATCGTTATAGTTCGCTGTATAATTAGCTGTGATTGCTACTGGTGGGAATAAGTAACCATCAGCAGCGCGATTAATCTGCTGTTCTACCTGCGTCAGTACGTTGTTATAGCTGTAACGGTTATATTCAGCAGTAGCAAACTGTTTGAGTGCTACCTTATCCATTATTCTTCACCATCCTGCGTATAAATTGCTTCAATGTCATTTAACACCGCATTACCTACCATGTTGAACTGCAAACGATGCCACCTTGAGCTAATCAGCAAGTCAAAGCGTGACCTGTCCATTGTGGTAGTAATGCCAGTCGTTAAACTGTCACCTTCACTTTGCTTGTAGAAGTTAGTCATGGTTGCGCTAGTCGGTTTAGTCAACCAGCGTGGTTTAACTCGTGATAACAGGTAATAGTTGTAGTCATCACCAAAATCACCAGTAGTAAAACTGGAATTGGTCGATGTACCATCAAGAGATTTAAGCGTGTGTGTCGTGTCAAATATTGCAGGCGAATAAGAGCCGGCATTCCAATAAGAAGAATCCCAGCTTAATGCAGAACTGATGGTATCCCATGTTGAAAACGGTATCGTATCCCATGTAATTCCGCCTGATATATACTCAAGCGCAGATTCAATTGTCCTGTCATCCCTGCCCCATTGATTAGTCCTGTAGTGATAGACTACGCAACTGTTAATATCACCGTTAGCGCCTTTTTTTGGATAATAGAAGTAAACACGTGAGTTAAGGCGGTCATGCACTGTTTTCACGCGATAAGCATATGCTGTGTCAAACTCTGCATATACAGTCTTTTTAATCACGCCCTCGCCAATCGGAACAGGTCGCGCACCGTCAAAGCGCCAGAAGTTATCAGCGCCCATGAACAGGTGAATAGGGTTTTCAGATGAACCGATATTGACTACAGCCTCTTGCGAGTTACAGCCAGCTTCACCTGGTATTTGCTGAAAGTTCCATATCTGAGGCGTACCTACATATGTTCCAATATACATGGCACGTTCTTTATAGACAACAATTTGGTCACCGAAACGTTTAGCAGCATATATCCTGCCTGGTGATGAAACCAGCAGACCTGACGCGCATTGTGTAGCAATAGAAGGTGTCCAGTCGGTATAGCTGTTCTGTGCAGCGCACCACCATCTGTTAGGGCTATCGCCGAAGCTTGCTTCATTGGTGTCAAACAGGAACACGAACCCTGCTACCGTTTCAACGATAGAGGCTTTAGGTGCGCCAGTGACGTTAGCGAATGCGCCACTTGAGCTGTATTGCAGCGTATCTGATTTTGACACTGCCAACGTAGTATCACCGAACTGTGCCAGCCGCCATGAGTTCCCACTGCCTAAAACATAAGCGCCGCCAACAGCACGGCTTACATCTGTCCAAGTCGTTCCTGCCAATTCATAAAGTTTTGTAGTTGTGCCAGCGATAACGCGCGTTGTGCTGTCCAGCTTACGCACCGCGCCTGCACCATAACAAGCCGCAGCCAGAGCATCTACGCCTGTACTCTGTGCGCTAGGTGCTGATTGCATACCTTTTTCTGTAGGGATGAACGCAGAGCAGTCTGTAATGACACCTTCTACGGTCTGGTCAATATCTGGGGCGTAGCCTAATAGCTTCATACACCTACCACGCGCATAGCTGAACCAGAGTATTTACCACGCTTGTCTGAATCAATCAGTTGCTCACCAAGCATGACGGCTTTGTTGTACCATTTCTGTGCTTGTGCTTCGTTTTTAATCACATCATAAGCCTCTGCAAGTACCTCGGCAAGGTACAGGTCAGGGTGGGCAGTCAAAAGCCAGTTAGAAGTGTTTGCAATGCTTAATGCAGGTATTTTCTTGTAGTAGAGAATGACCAAATCTGTAGTCGTGTTTCTATCCGCTAACAAAATATTTGCGCCTTCAATCGTATAATAACGTGAATTAGCCTCACCGCTAGGGAAGCGCAGATAGAATGCTTCTGGTGCTAGGTACTCAAGCTCAATTTTAACGTCAGTGTTGATGTATAAGCGTCTAAGTTCCAGATAGTCAGTAGGCAACGCACATACGCCACTTGCAGGCGTGATAGTGGCTGATGCTTCTTGGTTGCGGGTACGGAATACGCGATTGAACTTTGATTCTGCGAACGTGATGAAGTCAGGATAGAGTGCGATAAGGTTAGTATCATTTGTCCTGCTTAACCAGTTTGTTACTGATGTTTGCAGTTCGCTATAGTTTGTAATCGCCATTTAACATCCAATCTTTACGTGTGCCTTTGAAATGAAGCACCAGACAATCCTTATAGTCGTCTAGGTTCTTTGGGGAGTAGTTGTATTTCTCGCATGGAAGCTCTAACAGTTTGTACTTCTGGCTGTCTGCCACCAACCTTACGGATAACTGATCTCCCCACCATTGATGCGCTGATACAGGCATCTTTAACAATAATCTGTAAGCCTCTTTCCAGAACTGCGGATTGCGCGAGAACATCACGCCTGTGTTATAGGGCATCATTGATACAATGTCCTTGCCTCGTTCATCCAATATCTTGCCGTGACGTTTAGTAAGAGCTACGTCAAATTCTTGGTCAAATACATGGCTTAAGTCACCATTTAAGATAATGTCTGTATCGAGTGTGAGCCAGTTACCTGTCAGGTCTGCAAGGTGAGCCATACGAAACGTCATCAGATAGCCATTAAACGGCTTTCTAACTACGCTAGAAACACCGTTTACCTGCTTGGTATGTAAGTCTGTCAGTTGTACAATTTCAACGTCTGGAAGCGCATTTAAAACACTTGCTACCATCAATTCAGGTAAACGGTTATCGTCACCTACATGCAGGAAAACTACTTTAAATTCGGGTTTGACAGATACTTTGATTGCATCGGGTAGATTAACTGCTTGCTGTTCGTTCTCTTTGCCAATACGATTAGACTTGCTTCTGCTGGTACTTTTACGCGGTTTACTGTTGGTATCTCGAACCATTTATTGTTTAACTCCCCTGCGATAAATTGCACTTCCCACCCATTCTGGGAGTAGAAGTCATAGAATAGTGTCGGCTGTAGACAGTAGAACCCATGATTAGTCATGCTCAATGGCGGCGTATGCAGGATATATCCTCCTACTTTCACGGCATTGGCAGCGTTCATAAGTGACTGTCCGATATTGAAGCAATGCTCGGTAGTGCCACAGTCTAAAACTAGGTCGAACTGGCCTAAATCATGCGGATAATTCAAATCCACCACGGTTTCAACATCACGACTGGATACAATGTCCACACACGTCAATGTCATGCCTAGCTTGCTGAATATCTCAATAGTTTCAGGAAGCAGTTTTTTTCTGTTATGCCATTTGTGTGAATCATTGGTTTTTGTTGCTCTGATACCTGTGACTTGCTCACACTCATCTATGCTCATTACTAAATCAGGATATGACAGGCTTAATACGTTTTTAGCCTTGATTTTAGCTATCACACTTAGTGCGCTAGTCTTAATCCCCATATCTCGCTTTCAAGTCCTGTGCAATCGTGTTAATTGGTTCTGCCCAAGTCTTTTTCTGTTTGTACATGGTGACTGAATCGCCCCACATATAACGCTTGGTGGCATAGCGCCAGTTAGGTTTATTGCTAATCAGTGCCCAGCACTCTTTACCTAATCCAGCGCATAAATGCACAATGGCAGTCTGTACGCTGATAACTAAATCCAGTTCATCTACCAATGCCGCAGTATCATCGTAGTCATTGGTCTGTGTTGCGTGTTTAAAGTGGTGTATCTTGATGCCATGTTTAGCCTCGAATGCCCCTACATCAGGCGCTTTGTACTCTAGGATGATAAAGGTATAGTCTTGTTTCAATATTGGCAGTAATGCCTCTAAATCTAGGCTTCTACGGTCAGTAAAAGTGTCTTTTAGACCACCGTTCCATGCGATGCCAATCTTTGGTTTATTACCTAGTGAATCGAGTAAAGCACGCCACTGTAATTTACGTTGTGAATCTGCTTTCAGGTATGGTTCACCTGTGAAGTCTGATTCTTTCTCCCTGTAATGCCATGCCAGTGAACCAATCAAACAGTAAGCATCTACAGCAGGCCATTGCGCCACTTTATCAAAGCGTGTGCCTTGTACCTTGATGCTAGGAAATGAGCGTTTAAATAGCCCTTCCAAGCGCCTGTCGCACTCAAGTACTACGTTACAAGTTACATCGTTAATCAGGCGTGAGAATGATATTTCATCACCAATTCCCTGCTCACCGCGTATCAATAATGTATCCACATCACTTCCATCCCAATATGGGACATTTGCGCGTGGTTCGCACGTACGCTGCTTGGTATTTCCTACCATAGCCTCGTAACCATCCCAGCCATCAGCCCACTTGCCTAGCATCAGGCTTGCATAGCCTTTGGTTTCCAGTACATCCCACTGGTCAGCATTGATGGATAGTGATTTGTTCACATATTCCAGAGCTTTTATAGGGTTGCACTCGTTAACTTCTATCAGCGCCAGATTGTTCATGGCTGGATAGTTGTCTTTGTTCAGCTTAAGTGCTTTGTTCAAGTGTGTACGAGCTTCATCAATAAAGCCCATTTTCATGCAGCACATGCCTAAGTTATTCCATACCTGTTCACGGAA